ACGTATTACCCTTGCTCATTGAATGCCGACAGGCCGCCCTTCTGAGTTGAACTTGATGGTCTTGGGTCGGCTGAGTGATTCAGCCAGCGCCTGTTGAGCCTGCGCGACCGTCTCAAGCCCTTGAGACAGGCTTGCCAGTACCGCGCTCATCGCCTCGTCACGCTTCGATGACTTGGATTCGCCTTCGGCCTGACGCATCGTCTCGCGGCCTTCGCGCTCTTGTTCCTTGGCCTCGTGCTGGGCTTCTTTCTCACGCTTCTCGCGCTTGGCCATCTCGGCCTGTTCGGCCATTGCCATGATTTTCAGGCGCTCAGTGTCCATTGCAATGCGCGCCATCATCAGATCGATGTTCCGCATCATGGCGTCGTGCTCAGCCTTGCGTGCAGCCTCGGCGTTCTTGCGGTCCTCGTCCTGCATCTTCAGCGCGCGGTCTTCCATCGCCTGCTGGCGTTTGTCGGCCTCGTTCTGGCGCTTGATCGCCTCATCCTGACGTTTGCGTTCGGCTTCTTCCATCTGGCGCTGGCCGTCCTGCGCCGCCTTTATGCCATCGGCTTCCTGAGCCTTGGCAGCCTGTTCCAGTTTCGCCGCACGTTCGGCCTTGCGGTCCTCAAGATCGGCCTTCTTGGTTTCAGCCTCGATCTGCATCGCCTCGGCTTCGGGATTGGGCGGCGGGGGCTGGCTCGCCTTCTCCGTCATGTTGTCCACGAACTCTTCGATCACCTGCTCCATCTCGCGGCCTGCCCGGAACGGGGCCAGCACGAATTTGAGCATGGCGCCCGACAATGGCGCGGCTTCCTTGGGAGCAGCCTGCATCAGCGGAGCAAGCGCACCAGACATCTGGGCAAAGGCCATGGCGAACTCTGAGCGGGCAGCCTTCTCGGCGTTCTCGTCAGGCTGGATCGTTGAGTCCGTCGCGATCTGGAGGATGTACGGCCTGATCCGCTCTGCCTTGAGCAGTTCGAACACCTTCTCGACCGTGACGACTTCCGCAATCTCTTTCTGATGCTTCAGGACGATGGCCTGCTTGGCCTGCTCGATCTGCTGCGGATTGGGCGGCGGCTGGCCCTGAGCCATGCCCTGCTCAACCTGTTGAACAGCGGCCATGATCTCCTGCATCATCGCCTGCTGATGCTGGGCGAGAACATCAGCCTGCTTGGGCAGATCCGTCTGGCTGAGCGAAATCATCGTCTGCGGCGCGAAGTTCTCCGACATGATCTCGCCGGCCAGGTTCAGGATCGCATCGCACAACCGCACCATCTCGTTCTGGCGGTCCTTGATGCGGATAGAGCCGTATTGAGACTTGAGTTGCTGCGCTCCAAGCGTCTCGCTTGCGTCCGTCTCGCCGCGCATGATGTCGGACACGCCGCTGATCTGGTACACGTCGCTGATCAGTTCGCGGCGCAGGGCAATGAGCTGCGTGATCGTCGCGGCCACCTTATCGACCGGCATCTCCCAGATTGCGTCTTGCAGCTTGCCGCCCGTCTGCATCGCGAGATTGCCAAGGCCAGCCACAGGAACCCATGTCCTGCGATTGTCCGTCTGCGCAATGGCAGCTTCGACCGCCTCACCAACGCCCTCGGCCCCTGCCGGGTAGATCACCACCAGCCTCAGAGCCTCGGATAGCGATGAGATGCGGGCCGTCAGTTCGTTGATCTCTTCGAGCTGATCTTTATAGAAACAACCGTCTGGAACCGGAACGAGGCTGTCATCCTCAACCGTCGCGAGCGCTGGGCGCGGGCATGGGAAGAAGCCATCGAGTTCAAGGTGCGGCGCGTTGATGTCCAGCACCTGCTTTGAGTTCGGGTGGAGCCAGATGACCAGATCCTTGGTCTTGTTCCACATCTCCCAGACGCGGGCTTTCTTCTCCACATTGTACTCAGTCGCGGTGTCCTTGGCCTCCTCGTAGGTGACATCATCACCCCATGCGTCACCGAACCGTTTCTGGCCCTGCTCCTTCGTGAGCCACGTTCCACGGCAGACCCAGCCAACCTCGGACCAGATGCGCGCAGGTTCGTGCAGGAAGTCCTTGCGATGCACCCACTCGTAACGGACGCACTCCTTGAGTTCCTCGCCCTTCTCGTATGTCTCGTAACGCGCCCAGATGACGCCGCGACCGAACAGGGCGAGGTCATCACGGACCCGCTTCATCGTCTCGTGGACGTGCTCAACGTCGAAGCTCGTGACCAGCGCGCGTTCCAGCATCTCGGATGCCTTGCGCGGAACCGGCTTGCGATCCTTGAACCGCGGGACCACGACAGGCTGCGGAGCCCGGCTGTAGATCGAGGGCTTCACGACCTCCAAATTCGCATAAAACATTTGAAATTCGCGGTCTGTCCGCGACGAGGCCAGGCGCTTGAGGTTGGCAAACTCTTTCGCGAGATTGTCGCAGGTTGAGTGCCACTGCGTGAACGCCTTCTCGGCGTGCTCGATCATCTTGAGGTACGGACCACTGTCGCGGTCGAACTCGGGCTGAAGCTCCTCGCCGTCTCCCCCGCCCGTTGCCTCGCCCTCCTCGTCCGACATCAGGTCCAGTCTTTCTTGTTTCCGCGCACAGGCTCAGGAGCGCCGGGGAGGTAGACAGCGCCGACAGGCTGCGGAACCTTGGCGGGTGCGACAATCTTGGGCGGGGCAATCCCGCAGTTCACTGCAAACTCGCCAAAGGCATCAGCGCCGTGGCTGTTCTCATCATGGAGCGGCGCCCCATAGGTGCCGAGGTTCTCGTTCTTGCGCCTTGAGTATCGACGCAGGCGCTGGACACCCAGCATCACCCGCTTGCTCTGGTGGAAGCGCACGATCGGCAGGAGCCTGCGCCCTGCGTTGATGCGTTCTTCTGGCCCCTGCGCCACGCCTACGTTGATCTGGGCCAGCGGGACGCCCAACTCCATCACGGTCTGGACGCGCGACTTGGCCCCGCCTCCCCATTCCCTGTTTCGGATATCGTGCGGGAAATAGTGGCGGTGATACTTGTACGGCGCTTGCCGGCCCATCTCCGTCATCTGGCTGAGACGCGCCATCGGATCTGCGGTGTATTCCGGCAGGGCTTCCCTGAAGCAGTCATCAGCCCCGAAGCCGCTCGCCTCGTAATAGTCGATAACATGCACGTAAGGGTGGATGTGCTGCCAGAAGAATATGGCCGTGTAATCATCCACGCCAATGTCCCATGAGGTCATCACGGGATAGTTCGGGTCGTGCGGGAAGAAGCCGATCCGGCCATCCTTCTCCGCTGCGAATATCTGGCGCGCGTAATACTGCGCCTCGGTGATCTTCTCATATCCACCGTTCCAGACATGCTCAGCCATGTCCGGATCTGCTTCGAAGTCCGCGTTCTTCTCTTCACGCAGGACGTCGTTGAACCACGGATTGTCCGACCAGTTGATCGGGATGATCACCGCATTCTTCGGCGGGCTCTGGCCCCGGAAGAACTCATCGACTGCGTCTGTCTCGTATCTCGGGTTCCAGGCGAACCAGAGTTCTGACCCGTCCTTACGAATGGTCGGGCGCAAGAGCCTCAGAGACTGAGCCGATAGCGTCTGCGCTTCCTCAACGAACGCGATATCGAAGTCTTCCAGCGATTTGATGTTGTGCGCGTTGTAGTCCTGCATCCCCCTGAAGATGATCAGGGCGCCCTCTGCTGGCGTCCCTTCCCGTCCCCTGATCTCAGCAGCGAGGATGTCGAACGCCCAGCCAAGGCCAAGCCGGTTGATCTTGTCCACGATGAGCTGGCGGATCGAATCGCGGATCGTGACCTGCACTTCACGGATGCAAACGACACGGGCCTTCTTCGCATAGCAGCGGATGACGATCTGTTCCGCGAAGAAGTGTGATTTGGCCCCGCCTCGCCCGCCAAACGCTGCCTTGTATCGGGCAGGGTCCAGCAGAGGCAGGAGCTTCTCGGGGGCCTCAACGATTAGCTGCTGAGACGCCACGGACTATGATCTCTCCAAACATCACCGGATTGTTCGGGTCGCCCTGATGTTTGACCGTGTCGTTCAGGACGCCATGCATCTTGGCGATCGAGTTGAGCGCGGAGATTGCTGAGCTTACCTGCCCCAGCGCCTTGGCCTGCGCGCGATCCTCAAGATACGCCTTGGTCAGCCCGGCCATGTCAGCCTTGAACTCGTCGGTCAGGACTTGATCGCGGGCCAGCGCCTTCAGCTCTCCGATGCGTTCGGAAATCTCAGGGGTCTTCTTTAACAGCTTGCAACATTGCGCCGAAGCTGACCCGTTGTTTTTAGCCGAATATCCTGCGTTAAGCCATGCTGTCGCTTGAACAACGCCTTTAGCAAGTTCTTGGGCCAGGGCTTCTTGTTGGTCATCAAGCAGGGCTGGCATGTCCAGCCTCACTTATGGGAGCGAACTCGCCGCACCATTGATACGCGAACACTGCGGGCCATTGAACGGGTCGAATGGTTGCGTCTTTGAAGTCGGGAGCGTCTTGCAAGCCTAGATTGGGTCTTGGCGCGTACCGACGACAAATGCCGACAACTTCCCCTTTCAAAGACTCCGGCCCGGCATCGCTCACAAAATCCCAGAACTTGCATTGCTCGCAATCCGGGCTGCTCTCTTCGTCAGCCATAGTCGTTCCTTCTCTCTGGGTTTGAGCCAGTAGGGATGGGTTTACGTTAGGGAATGTAGTCTTCGCCGTCCTCGTTGATCAGGGCGGCTGGAATGCCGTTTGCGGCTACCAGCGTTATGGCGATGCCTGGTGCGGTTGTTGGGGTCATGGTGACGCCAGCGAGGGTGTTTGTGCTTGCGACCTGCACAACGGCTATGCCGCCAGAGGCTACGATGTTGACGGGCTTGGCTGGGGGATTTGCCATTGGTTAGGCCCTGAATGGTGCGGGAGCGTCAGCCAAACTGACCGCCTCCCCTTTAGAACTTGTCGGCTATTCCAGCTCGCGGAGCATCCGCTTGAGCCTTGCGCCTCGGATTGCCGCGATGAAGGATGCCCGAAGGAACAGCAGCGCCAGGATTCCGCTGGCTGCTGTCAGGGCTATGATGGTCTGGTCGTCTGTCACGCTGGCTCTGCGTTTGCTGGCGGCTCTGCCGGCGCGGGCTTCACGGGCTGTTTCAGCTCGCCCATCGATCGCCTGAACTCGACCCAGTCAGCGCCGGGGAGCGTCGGGATTGGCGGAAGCGGCCCGACAGGGGCCACGGGTACGTCATAGACCTTCGCCAGAGCCTCGTAGCGCGCGATCTGGCGCTGTAGGGCCTTCATGGTGTCAGCTACCTGCGCGCGGGCATAGGCGACACGCTTGCGGCGCGTGATGCGCCAGGCTCTCAGGAACAGATTGGCGCGGGGTTGCCGCCCCCGGTTGGGGTTCTTGAAACTCAGGCGCTTGATCATGGGCCTACCGCTTCAGTGTCGCCTTGCGCGGGGCAGCGCGGGGCGGCGGGGTTGTGGATGGCGGGGGCGCAACCTTGAGCCTAGGCGCGACAGGCTCTGCCTTGCCGGGCGGGCTGGTCAGATCGCCCCAAGCGTCCTTGAGCGGGCGCCGGGTTTCCAGCTTCAGCGTTGCCTGCCGATTTACCTCTACCTGGATAGGCTTGATGCCCTCCCGATCGCCCACAATCCGATGGCCTACCCATAAATCTATGACCGCGATATTGCCCGATATGATCACACGGGCATCCGGCCAGGTTTCCGTAACCTCGACCGGCTGGGCGTAAATCTCGGCGTATTCTCTAGCAGTGGCGTGCCGGGATAACTCCTCAAGATGCCGCTCCGCCTGTTCGCGGGGCATTGAGGCGACATCAACGCCTTTGACAGCACGGATAACGGCCTGCCTCAGCTTCTCGTCCGTCACATCGTTGGCGCGGACAATGCCGCGGGGTTCAATGCGGGTCTTGCTGAAGAACCATGCGCCGATCGCGACAGCGAAGGCCAAGGCAATCAGGATCAGGGCGTAGTCGCCTACGTTGAGCATGGGAGCCCCACTCCCTGAGTTTGGACATGGCTTCAGCTACGGTCATTTTGAATGACCAGCTCGCAGGACGCTCGGCTTTCGCCTACTCGCAGGGAAACACCTGCGTATGTCCCGGTCGCCATTGACGGATTCCAGCCCCGACGAACAGCACGCGCATATTGTGGCGGTTTGCCTTGATCGTCAACCTATAGTCAGGCGTCTTCCGGCTTCTGTAGCTGGCGACGGCAAGGCGGTATCCACTGGAACTGCGTTCCCTTAGTCCAGCCGCGCTTCCAGATGATCCACGCATAGGAAGTGGCTGTGCTGGCATCGGGGTCGTGACGGCCCCGAACCATAGGAACCCTTTCCACATGCTGGGCGACGATCGATGGGGGGTAAGGCTTGAACAGCGTCTCATGCCGCTCCTGGCCCTCCAGAAAGCTTGTGCGGACCAGCATGGCGACCGTGTTGCTGATGCCCAAGGCGCGTATCGTGAATTGAGCGGCAAGCTTGAAGGGCGGGTTGGTTATGATCCAGTCAGCCTTGGGATCATCCGTATGGGGTATAAGGAAGTCTCGCACGAGCTGATGCCCGTTCCATCCGTAATTGTGGATGTCGCTCGTGATGACCTCCCCGAAGTATTCCGCCAGCGGCTTTGCCATGTAGCCCCGGTTACAGGCAGGTTCCCAGCACGTCAGCGACTTCAGCGCCTTTGTGGGCAGGACGTGTTCACACAACGCCCTGACGGCCCACGGGGGCGTTGGAAAGTCATCCCGGCTGTCTAACGGTTCATGACGCTGAGCCATGACTGCATGAGACGTGTTCTGGCTCATGCCGCTTCGGACTTGTAGCATTGAGCCACAGGAAACCGGACCTCGGTCGATACAGAGTTGAACATCACGAGGTCGAAGATCGCCTCGTGCTTCTGGATATCCCGCACCCGAAGCTCAAACCCCTCAAATGCCGGGGCGTCGATGCGGACCATGTCCCCGATCTGGAACGGGGCTTCGCGGAAGAACTTGAAGTAATCAGGCATCGAATCTTCCCGCAGATCCAAGAACTTGCCCAGCTTCTCGGGGTCCAGCCGCGCTGGCTTGCCTTGGACGGACACAACGCTGTGGATCATGCTGCAATGGTGGACTTCCATCCACGGGTTGCCGCTTGTGCCGAGGAACACATAACCAGGCGCGGCGGGGGCTTCCCGCTCCTTGCGTTGGCCGTTCGTCCACCGACCGAACTTGCTCTCGATCTTCGTGAACGCCTTGTAGCCCCTGCGGATTAGGTGCTTCCTGACGATGAAATCAAATCGCGGCGAAGTACGCAGGGCGTACCATGCCAGATTGTCCGTCCCCGTGGTCATCGCCTTTTCCTTTCGTGTCCAAATGCAACTCCGATTGCCAGCAAGATCAGCGCGAGAACGCCAAAGCCTGCTAGCATCACGTTGAAGCTCTGCGGCGCGTACAGAAACAGCGCCACGAGGCCGAGGATGCAGAGCGCGGATATCCTCATGATCCATCCCCGCCCTTGGAGTGCCACTTGCCCCACGCCCACGTTCCGCCGATCACGAGGGCCGCGATGCCGCCGAACAGGGCGATGATCAGAAGCCAGTTGGGTTCGGTCATTGCTTGCGCCCCCATCCGAAGACGAAGGAAAGGGCCGGCAGGGCGAGGCAGATGCCCAGCAGGACCAGCGAAACCCAGAAGCCTTGTTCGATCCAGGTCATGCGTCCACCTTGGGCTTGCCAGTGAACAGGTGAGAGAATGGCCAGTCGCGCGGGTCAGGCTTCTGCTCGCTCTGGATGCCGTGCGAGAACATCTTCGCTTCAGGCGTGACGACAGGCGCGTATCCCTCGGTCGGCTCAGGCTCTACAATGTGGTCGTCTTGAAATGCGCGCAGGGTTGCATCAACCGGCTCGCAGGTCTGCTGGTCGATCCAGCTTGCCGCGACTGGCTCAACGTCTGCTGTCAGCTCTATGGCTGCGGCTCGTTGGGCTTCGTCGTCGGGCGTCTCGTGCAAACCGCTCTCAGGCTCAACGGCTGGGTCGCCTGTGAGGTC